CGGTATTTGTATTGGTGACGCTCATTGCGTGCCTGTCTGCGTTCCTCATTCACGCTTATGTGTTGCGTGTTTCAGGAGCTCCAGCGTTCACTGACCGTTTCCGTGGTGGGTTTGATTTTGGCAGCTATTCGTCGTATTTGCGAGCTGTTGGGATCAAACAGGCCCAAGGATTCGCCAATGTGGGGTGTCTCATCGGTCAGTCGAAGTGCTGGGTTCGCCCCTGGGGGGAGATTTTGATTGTGGTGAGTTGGTGGCTAGTGCCAATTCCCCTTGCTCTTATTTGGTGGTATGGTTCCTGCGGGTTGACTCGTGGTCGCCGCGGGGCGCGTGACAGTATGTCATCCGTCCCGCCCGGCTACCAGTCTGTCCGCGTTACCGATTCGGGAGAGATCCTGTATTACTGCCCGTCCAATGTTCCCCCTGGGCCTGCGCGCACCATCTACGCGCCGATCCGATTTTCTGAGGGCCTCTATTGGTGTGGCTGGCCGCTGTGGACTCGCAGCAGCCGGTTCGCCGTAGATACCCTCACGTTTGCTCGTTTGTGCGTCACCACGTTTGATGACGCTTCACACGCCACCGTGCTCGACCATTGTCGTCGCGTTTATCGGCGCCTGTCTGAGAAAAACTCACAGTCGTTGATGAGCGGGATTCCGTCTGGTGGGAGAGGTGATTCCTGTATGGGCACCCTCCTTGCATGTGTTCAGGTGAAGTCGTCCGTCGTGGCTGACGGCCTGTCCTATTTAAACTTGCAACGCCGCCAGTAGTCGGCGGCACCCTGTATTTGTACGGCTACAGGATAGGGGATAGGCTTTTTCCCCTAGTCAATCGGACCATAAAAGCTAATTGCGGAGTCAAGATCTTTGACTCCGAGACCCGCCGCCGGGCCGTGAGCCAGTCACGGTTCGGCCGCCTCCGGGGTTTGGTGATGTGTAAGGCTGATGCATCCCACCCTGAGACCGCCGCCCAAGGGTTCCTTGGGCGGCTCGGAGTACTCGTGCCGGTCGGCAGGCGCACGACCCAGTTCATCGAGTACTCCCGTGCCTACGTCCATAGGCGTTTCAAGCCACTCCCGATTGAGACAGATTTGTCGCTCGAGCCTTGGCTAGCCTCCACCGGCTGGTCCCAGGTTGTCTGTGACCGACTTCGTGAACTCGCCCGCCAGCCCGAAGGGTTGTTGTCCGAATTGCTTCCGTACAAAGCGTTCGTTAAGGATGAGTTCTATCTGCTCTGCAAGCTCGCGCGCATTATCATGGGTCGCGTTGATGAGGTTAAGATTCTCTTGGGTCCGTTCATTCGGGCCATTGAGAAGGTTGTGTTTGCCGCCCCCGAGTTCGTGAAGAAAATTCCGATTCCTGAGCGGGCCACTTACATTGCTGAACGTCTTGCCTTGTCTGAGACCGATGATTACGAGCTGCCGGGGGTGGTTGAGGGCGATGACGCGCTTTTTGCTCATAATGGCCGTGTCGTGGAGAACGACATCACGTCGATGGAGGCGCACTTCTACGATGAAAAGGCCGAGCTCGAATGCGAGCTTCTATGCCACCTGGGCCGTGAGTTTCCGACGCAATGCACTTTGCTGCGTGTCCTGTGTTACTCTGGCCAATGGGCAGATGCGCGAAACCTGTTCCGAGGATTTGTTCCGGCGGTCCGTGGGTCTGGTGATTTCCAGACCAGTCTAGGTAACGGCATTGCTAACCTTTGTGCGTGTTCTTTTGTGAAGACTTTGTGTCCCGGAAGGGATATAGAGGATTCCGATTGGGCATCTTTTGGGTTCAATGCCAAGTGCCATATGGCTGACACCGCAGGGGAGTTGTCCTTCTGCGGCATGACCTTTGCTACCGGTTCTGATATCATGGTTCGGGATCCTCGCCCCGTCTTGGCGCGTATCGGTTGGACGCCGAAAAAGTACGCCCTTTCTGGCACCGCTGTGTGCCTTCAGTTGTTCCGCATGCGCTGCATATCGTTAGCGTTCGAAATGGGCCGTTGCCCTGTTCTCCATGCGCTCGCCCGAAGGGGTTTGAGTGTTACTCGTGGAGTTCGTATCCGCCAAAGCTTGATCGATGGTTTGGATGAATTCGAGCGTAAGAGATTTGTTGAGGCGCGCGATGCCGGTGTCGAGAAGTTAGGTCTCCCCGACATGGCCACTCGCCTGTTCTTTGCGCAGCGTTACGACATCCCGGTGTCGCTCCAATATACCTGTGAGCGCATCATTTCAAAGTGGGACATCTTAGTTCCCCTCTCGCTCCCTCTTGATTTCCCATCCGAGTGGAGTGAGACCTACGACGAGTATACCGGCTCGTCCCCCGTCTCTCTCAGCCTTGAAGACGAAGAGGTGGTGCGGGCGGGCATTATTCCTGGCTTGCAAACCCAGGAAGAATTTGCTCACGATCGTAAAGTTCCGAGGTTGCCCCGACGATCGGCAATCTCGTGAAGCATGGGGTCACACACTTGAGCACCCAAAATCGGCGATAGCCGTGCTAAACAAAATGCCAAACGACTGCACGGGTGCCGGACCACGTGTGTGTGATGTACAGTCTCGTTCAAACTTCGCGGAAGCCCATACAGGAGTTAAAGTATCGTACGGCACCATGCCAAACAAAAATCAAAATCAGAAAACCAAGAAAAACCATAAAAATAATCAGGCCCGTCCCAAAAGGGGCGGGCCTGGCCCGAAACCGAAACGGGCCCCCGTCAGCAGGTCCGTTGCTGCGGGTTACACACGGATCGAGCGCAGCCACGCCGGTTCGGAGCGTCGCCGTGAAACTGGGTCGATCTATTTAGGTCAGATCCGCACTGGCACGTCTACGGGTTCCGAGATATTCATCTCCGCCCTCATGGCCCCCGCCACACTGGCCCCTTCCCGTCTCGCCCAATACGCCGGCATGTTTAGCCGCTGGCGTCTGCGTGGCATGACGCTGCGTTACGAGCCTTCGTGTGGAACCTCTACGTCCGGCTCGCTGATCATGTGGTTCGACAATGACCCAACCACGCCAATTCCTTCGGTGAGTTCGCGTGGGGAAGTCTGTCTGAATCACCAGTGTGCCTCAATTTTCTCCGTTTGGAGTCCCACGAAATGTACCTGGAAGGCGCCGTTCGTGGACAAGCCCTTCTACACTGCCCAGAACCCTGACCTGCGTGAATTTTCCGCTGGTCGCATTGTGGTGTGTACCGACACCCTTTTGCCTAATAACACTTATCTTGGGCGTGTATACCTGGACTTCGATGTGGAGTTCTTTGACCAGTCACTCAACCCGTCATTGACGGCCGGCCTTGAGCAAGAGCGTCACCAGATACCTGCGGGTGCTAATGTGAACCTCACTCAGGGTACTGGATATAATATTACCGACTTGGTCATGGACAACACAACGCTCCAAAATTCTATCCTCTACGACCCCGTCGAAGTGATTGATCTGGGCGTCCCCGGCAAGGGCTACTTAGTCCCGGCCGGCCAGTGGCGCATGCAGGAATCTCAAATATTCGCCAAGGACAGCTCCGGTACTTCGACCGATACCTGGGGAAATATGGCCTTGCAGATCTACACTCCTGAAGGGGAGGACATCACTGCTTCGCAGGAGTACCTGCTGCAATTCGACAACACCGGTCGCCCCACCAGCAAACAAGAGTGGGTGTGTGACTGGGATCTCATCCTGAATCTGACGCAAGAGGCTGTTGTGTCACTCACGGGTGAATGGGCAGGTGACACCATTACTGGTGCTGAAGCGTGGACATGGAATGACCTCGCACCTGTCGGCGTTGGTGCCCTGAAGTTGGCCAGCGCCTTCTTCACCAACGTCCAAGACCCGGGCGTTTCCGTCCGAAGCCGACCGGGAGGGATAACTCAGATTGTCGTGAACCGTCAGAAAGTCCGCGACTCTTCTTTGTTCAAGCGTCCGAAAAAGGACAACTTCTTGCTTAAATCCAAGCCTGCCTCCCCGGTTCCTGGTACTATCACGTCGCGTCCTTGCGACTGTGCTAGGCCAGTGGTCGCAGTCGGGTGCCCCGACCGTTGCATCGTCTGCACGCGCGCTTTGTGCGCTGCAGCCTTGTACGATTGAGGGCTCCACTGTTAGGGGCCTACCTCTGAGCCCGCATTGCGCGAATGCGGAGGTTACGGGATCCGCCGGTCCCATTATGAATTCCGGCTGAGCGATCTGCTCACGGGAGTGCATAGGCTGCATCCCCCCTTTTGGGCAACTAACCCTGCCTTGCTTAGCTAAAAGTGACAGCCCTTCCTCCCACCAACCCCGAG